CCTTATCAAACTTGTCCAACATCTGATCCTGCTTGTGTGAAATGATAAACGTATTTGTGCCGTCTGTCAAGCTCTTTATGATCTTGAGGAACTCGTCCGTACCATTTGCGTCAAGTGATCCATCTAAGATTTCATCCAGAATGAGCAAGTTGGTATTCACGGAATTCTTCATCTTGGCGATAGCTCTCCAGGTAAACATCAGCGCAAGATCGATGCGCGTCTTTTCACCTTCCGAGAAGTTGGCATAGGAGAACTCGTCACGATACCGAGACTTGATCACTTCATTGAAGTTTTCATCGATGGTAAAGTTTACAAAGAATCCCATCTGCGCCAGGTACTTATTCACATACTTGTTGATGATAGGCACATATTGCTTGATGATGCGAGTCTTGATACCACCATCTTTCAGGAGATTCATGGAGATTTCAATGACCTGCTTCTCAGATAGGAGATTATACTTCTCCTGATTGAGAATGGCCAAATCACCAGATGTTTCATTCAGTTCATTCTCATTATCCTGTACAAGCTTGTCAGCGTTTTCAAGATCGTGAATGATAGCATGAAGGTCATTCACGGCTTTCGTTTCGGTTGTAATAAGTGCCTCGTTCACTTTCATGTCCGAATCGATGGCCTGAATAGCCTTACGATAATGTTCAAACTGAGCTAGAGTATCCACTACAGACTTTAGGTCATCATTCAGTTTGACCAAGCCTTCATCATAATCATGGAGTTTACTCTCTAGATCATTGATACAGGTATGCTTGAAGGTAGGATCGATAGACTGATGGCATGTTGGGCAGTTGTCATTCTTTTCATAGAACTCCTTGTCCCGAACAACCTTACTCATATTATTTTCAATCTTTGCCTGGAACGTGATCAGCTTCTTGTGCTTTCTCTGTAGTTCATCGGCACTGGTGATCTTTACGATCAGCTTGTCATACTCACCCTTGGACTGGCAGTTCTTGGATATGAGGTACTGAATCTTCTGCTGCTTTTCATCCAGTTCTTGGCGCGTCTTGGCGAGACGCTCCTCATTATTCTGTTTCAGTGTCGCAAGGTTCTTTTGAATGAATGCGTACTTCTCCTCTTTGGAGGCAAGCGTGATCTTATTGCGTTCAAGCTTCTCCTTATTGTCCTGAAACTTTTGCTTGATCAGGATATTCATGACCGAGAAGATACCGATATCCAACAGACCTTCGATAATGGTACGACGATCTGATGGTGATAGCTGCATGAATGGAGTGAATGACGCAGAGCCGAGAATAACGATCTGCGTAAAGGATTTATAGTTCATCTTGAGGATGAACTTTTCAAGGTAGTCTTGATAATCTCTGGATGCAGAGTTTTGATTGATCATCGTACCATCCATCCATATCTCAAAGATATTGGGCTTGATACCACGAATGATCTTGTATTCTTTGCCGTTGGTATTGAACTCAATCTCTACCAAGCAGTCCTTATTGTTCACGCTGTTGACCAGCGTGGGCTTATTGATGTTCCGAAATGCCTTACCGAATAACGCAAACGTCAGAGCATCCAGAATGGTTGACTTACCATGTCCGTTTGCTCCAATGATTAGACTTGTGTGTGCTGCGTTTAGATCGATTTCAGTAAATACATTACCAGTACTGAGTAGGTTTTTCCATCTAACTGTCTTGAATGTTATCATGCTATTCTAATGTTGTTGGTTCTTTGCCAGTTGTCGGAGGGTCATCCAGATCATCCAAGCAACCAGTTCTCTCTAGGTGTTCCTCAAGGCTCTTTCTAAGGTCTTCCACTAGCTTATCAATTTCAGGGTCTTTACCAGGCACCCAACCTGGCATGGATAGTTCAACTCGGTTTTTCATTCTATAGATTCCAATGCAATCGCTTCTTGGTATACATTATGCATATATTGTCGTATTCTATCATTCTCTACAGGCAATGTCAAGCTGTTTATGTATCCATCAAGTATGGTTACAGTGTCTTGTGCTTGATCAATCTCACCATCAGGATCATTATCGGTAAATGCGGAAATGTCCTCAATGATGGAAATATCAACTGGCATTTCCTTGTACAACTTGTCCAATAGAAGATCGAACGCATATGGATTGGTCTTGTTGGCACATACCACGCGAACATAACGATCCTTTAGATATGAATAGTCTGTAGAGTTGATCTTGTCGATGATATCAGGATACTTCACATCGTCGTACCCGACCATAGCGAATACACCAAAAGGATTATCAACAAAATCCAGAATTCGCGTCTCTGTATCAAGGATCGCAAAACCCCTAGGGTCATTATAGTCACTCCATATATGCTCAGTAAAAGCACCCATATAAGTGATATTGCCATGAGTAGACCGATGATGATAATGCCCAGTGACAACCCGATCAAAACCATCAAAGAGACTAATATCAGTTCCATGATCACTGACCATGCCTTTGTACATTTCGAAACCAGCCAAGTCCAAGTGGGCAAGGCAGATTTGGGCCTTAGTTGTCTTGATTGCATTGATAGCGTACTCCTCATTATCTGGTGTGATCCATGGCAACAGCAATAGATCAGTGCCGTCAATCGTTATGTTGGTTGGTACTGAATAGATATCAATATTGTGATACTTGCCTGCTACCAACTCGCGCAGAACATTGACCTCATATGTGTCCTTGTAGTATTCATCATGGTTGCCAGCAATGATATGAGTCTTGATACCCGTTCGATTTAGAGGCTTTAGAAAGTCTGTATTGAGTCTATGTGCGGTGTTGATGTTAATGTACTTGCGTCTATCAACAAGGTCACCCAAGTGAATACAATGCTGAATATTGTGTTTCTCTAGATACGGCAAAAAGAACTCGTCAATCGACTTTTTGAAGTAATCAAGAAAGACTGGAGAGTCATTTCTAACTCCCCAGTGGGTATCGGTTATCAATGCTATTTTTGCCATTACTAAGCCTGTCTCTTTCCTTTCGATGTGAACAGTTCACGATCATATTTCTTAATTGCGGCCTCGGCGGCCAGTCGGATATCTTCCAGTCTTGTGCGGTAATTACCACGCAGATGGACATTTTCCTTTTGATTCAGGAGGGAGTTTATGATACTCTCCACCTGAAACGGTATGTTACTCATTTTGTTCCTCGTAAAATTTCTGTAGACCTTCCTTGGCCTGTTTGCGTTTGAGTTTTTTTGCTTCTTCCTTCTTTTCAAATCTATCCATGAATTCGGATATATTATCATACATCTGTCCCTGAATCAAGTGGTTATCTTCGGCGTCCGTCAATAAATGTGCTTGGCCGTGATTGATGATACTTTCTTGGAAGTTCTTATATATGGTGTATCGCTTCTTTTCTTCCTCATTGATCCTTCGAAGGAAGGCATAGTAAATGACCTGTGTAAAATAGGCAAATGGATTCTTGCCAATCTCAGGGTTAAAGTCATTGAAGTATTTGATACAGTTTTCTATACCATCCGATATCATTTCATCCCGATAGGAATAGTTGATGAAGCATGGCTTGGTGGAAAGCTTGACAGCAATCTTCCATATGACTTCACCTATATAGTTATTCAATCGTGGATTTTCAAGACCTTTGGCCTGCGCCTCAGCAATCTTTTTCTTATGTTCCACGATTTCATCGTAGAATCTCTTATTGTCCACATAGTGGACTCGTACAGGCTTTTTTCTTTCGCTCATTTGCATTTTTCTCTTGACAATTGGTTGACAACGTGGTATAAAGGCTATGCCAGGCCAGAACATGAATAACTATATAAGAACTAGGTAATCAGTGTAATGTCCCTTTATTAGGCTTGAATGACTCAAGTAACTTCTCTAGCATCTTCAAAGCATCTTCTCCTTCCTCTTGATTTATTTCATCATCTAGTTCTGGTATGTGATCACCCTCAACAAAGCCTACTCTCTTACCATGTTCCTCAGACTTGCTATGGAAATGCATAACAGTCTGCCAATAGTAATCCAATAGACCATCAGTTGGATCAGAGGAAAGTAATACAGCACTCTTAGGCATTTCAAAGATGTTCTCCAATGATATCTTGGTGAATACCCACTGCATGAGTGAAATGGAAAGAAAGCCTGGTTTAGCAGAGGTTGTATATAGAATCTTGAGTGGATTGATCAAGACGATGAAGTTGTCTTCCATAATGATTTCCGATATGATATCCTCACCACTGGTTAATCTCATGAACTTGACGACTGATTTTTCTTCTGGTTCTGTCATGGTGCTATCCTTTTAGTTCAATCTTATACACCTTGAACTTGAACTTTTCCTCGGTGTAAATCTTGATGCGTTCCGCAAAATGCTTGAGTGTATAGTTTTCGTGTCGCTTGTATCTCATGTCGTCCGCAATGTCAAATAGTGTAGCCTCAGTCTTTGTTTCTGATAGACGCAATGCTCTACCGATAGACTGGAGAATCTTGACCCTCGACTTGGAAGGTGATGCGAAGATTACATTGTGAAGATTTCGAATGTTGATACCTGTCGAGAATGTACCAAATGATGCCACGATGATCGCATTGGTTTCTTTTTCAACAATAGCACGGATGTTTTCTCTCACATCAACATCCGTCTCGCCAGAGACAAAGAACAGTTTCCGTTCAGAACCTGCAAGTTGATTATTTATGAGTTGATGAAGTATCTTTCCATGCTTGTCCACATACTGATAGAGGATCAGTGTGTTACCGTTGAGAGATAGTGCAAGATTGGCAATGAACCGATTACGCGACTCATTCAATACCAGATACTCAATCTCTTGCTGATAATTGAAGTCCTTCGCAGCTTGGCATAGGGAATCGGTGTGCTTGAGCAATAGACACTTGATTTGGAGTTCTGCTGCGTACTTCTGCTCCATGAGTTCCGAAGATGAAATGATCTTCCGTACAGGGCCGAATAGACCTTCAAGCACAAGCTTGTGTGTCTTGGAACCATCAAGAGTACCAGTCATACCAATGCGATATTTGGCATTGATCAGATTGGTCATGATACCCATCGTTTCCTTTGCCTTATAGATATGTGCTTCGTCG